TTTTTTTACTTGTTCAGGTATCATGTTACCACCACCTAAATGACCAAACGGAAAGTATCCTTGCCATCCATCAACGGCCACTGCAAAACCTACAATCTCTCCTTTACCTAAAGCCCATCCAGCTCCAAGCTTTTCATTAATACCATCGTCTCTAGTTTCTAAGTCAATTGCTATCTCAGTAGCATTAGATAGATCCTTATATTCTGATGGTGTATTCCACATTGATTTTTTAAAAGTTAATGTAAGTTGTAGTCCGTTCATTATGTATTCTTCTTTTTTATTCGTTTAATTATAATGTAGCAATCAGCACAATAATAAATTTTTTCTTCCACTACGATTGCATCCTTATCACACTTACTACACTTTATCTTTTTTTTCATCTTTCAAATGTTGTTTCTCTAATTCACAATAATGAATAATCTTATCTATATCTTCTATTGTTTTACCTTTGAATAAATATCTACATACATATTTAATAACATTTGCTTGAAATGGATTGAGACCATTCTTTCTTATAAAAGTCCATGGTTGAATAAAAAACGATTGGTAGTGATTCCCACCAATTTGTTTTTCATCAGCATCTTTAGCTTCATCAAACATTGCTTTATTTGTCATTTTTCTCCTGGACATAGATTAAATAGTCTGACCCAATTGGGTAGTTAAACTTATAGTCTGTTCTTAATAAATGTAAAGTTTTTCTTGCTCTTGTTGCACCGGTATACCAAACCTTACGTTCATCACTTTTTTCTTGTTTGTTTTTATTTGCATAATCAGATGGGTAATTGCCTTTACTATAAAGTACAACATGGTTTGCTTCACCACCTTTGACACTATGAATTGTATCAATTGTTATTATTGGATCCTTATCTAATTCTTTTTGTCCATATCTTCTTAACAATCTTATGAAGTGTCTTACTTGTCTTGGTTTAAAGTTTCTTCTCAGTATCCAATACCAAGGTTTATTTTTTTGTGTATCTTCTAATGCTAAACCACACCACTCTTTTAAAGTTTGAAAATCATACTCTCTTAAATCTGGTTCATTCCTCCAGAACTTATCTAACCTAAATGCAGGGTCTTCAAGTTCTCTAATATATTTGACCATGTTACGTGCTGCTCTTTTATCTATCTTTTTATTATTACTTATCGTTGTCCAAGCTTTGATGGCTTCCCATTGTTTTTGATCAAAACATTTAGTACCTTTATTATCTTTGTAATATAAACCTGCATCCTTAGCTAACATCCTAAGTTCATTTACAGTTTCATTAATACGACCTAGGATATACCAATCTTCTTTTAATGTTTCGAAAGGTATCTCCTTGAATGATAAATAACTTTTAACAGATCCTTTTGAATCTCCTGGTTGATATTCTTTCTCTTCACTATCTCTTATCCCTCTTCTAATTACTTGAGAGAATCTATGTATGGCTTCTCCAAACCTTTGAGTCTTTCTTAATTTTACTTTACGACCTGGAAAGAACTTTGTAAAATATTTTGGATCTGCTCCATTCCATTTGTATATAGCCTGGTCATCATCTCCTGCAAGATATATCCTATCTACTTTAGGTGCCATCTTATATAACACCGACCATTGTAACGGTGTACAGTCCTGTGCTTCATCTAAAATTAAAACTTTAAGTGGTGGGAAATCTACTTCTGTTATTGCTCTTTGAATCATATCATCAAAGTCTATGAATGATCTCTCTCCTCCACCTGTCTTATAATGTTCGTAAGTATCTATCTTTCTTTTAAATACTGTGAGTGAATCTCTTTTATAACTCTCCATCTTATATGCTTCTTCTGGATCAATTAATAAATTTCTAGCTTTACTGTAAACTCCTAGTGACCAATCTTTATACATGAAGTTATCATCTGCTAATCTTTTATCTGAAGACTTAATTACTTTAGTCTGTAATGCAAAATCAATTGTACAATCTTTAGGATCAAATACTTCTTCTGGAAAGTATCTCCTACAATAAGTATGCAGTGTTTTGAATCTTGAAAAATCTTCTGTAGAATAATTTGGAAAAGACTCCATGGCTCTTCTGACTGCAGTGTTAACAGCTTTGTTAGTAAAGGATAGATAAGCAATATCATTTGGCCTTACACCTTTTCTTAGATAACTTTTAAGAACCTTCTCAATCAGTGTGTATGTTTTACCTGTACCTGGAGGACCAAAGATCTTTACTGTTTTATGGTAAAGATCTTTTAATATTTTAAGTTCTAAACTTTCCTGTGTGGAATTCGTCATCCATCTCCGTTACAGTTTTTGTTGTTTCTTTTTTCTCTGCTACTTTGTAATCAACAAACTTAGGCATCATAACTGACCACACATTCTTAACACCTTCATGGTAGTCATGTCTATCACAATTAAGTAAATTCAATGCTTCACTAGCACTCTTAAATGTTTTATCACTACCTAAAAACTTTTCAAAAGTAATTTTTTTGAAGTAACAAATGTTTGTCTTAGAATCTAGTATAACATAATTATCTTGTAGTTTCTCAAAGTCATCTTCTTCAATATGGCTCTCAAAGAATTTTTTAAGAAAGTTATATTTTTCTTCACCAAGTGTATCTTCAAATTTCATCTTTTCATTCTCTACTGCTTTTCTAACCAAGGTAGCCATAAGCATTTCAAATGGAGATGGTCCCGACTTAGGTTTAGGTAATGTCATCCAATAGATACCATAACGTAATAGTTTGACTCTAAAAGATTTTTCATCTTTCATATCCTCTGGATTAATTATTATTTTTTCACCTTGAAACTTAAATGTATATTCAATTGATTTAGTAGATCTAATAAACTCTACATCTTCAAAGTCATCAATCATATCTGGGACTTGTGAACCAATACCAAGCTTTCTTAACTTACATAAATCTTTATTACATAGTGGTGCAATTGCATTTGTTTTAGGTGGACACTTATAAGCATAATCTTTTTTAGATATAGATTTTGCAAGTGTCTCTACTTCTTTAGGATCTAATGGTGTTGTAAATATTTCATAATTCCTTTTCTGTAAAATGTTTTGTATCTCATTAATATTTAAGCTGCCATCGGCTTTCTTCATTTCCAGAACACCAACGTTAAATAACAATTCGTTTCTGTGATTACCCTCCCATTTTTCTGAAATCATTTTCTGAACACAAGGAGGATAATGTTTCCAATCACTCTCTGGTTCATACTCTTTTATTTTAATATTATTTAACTGCTCTAAGGTAACAGTTTTTTTAGTTATCATTTCTAAAAAATTATTTATCATCACTGGAGTATTGTTATCGTTGTAAGCAAACTCAGTAGTTTGATCCATGTTGAAGTATGGCATGTTCAAACATTTGTTCATTGGAAATACTTCTTCCGAATAGAAAAAAGTTTTATTCCATTCATTTAAAACTTTAAGAACTTCTTTGACAGGAGACCAATCATTTAAAAATAAAAATAAATGTAGTCCACCAGATTTAGATCTTACTGCAATTAATGGTAGTTGATTGTCTCTTATAATATCTACAATTTTCTTTTCTGAAAATGTAGTATAGTTACGGGGATCAATATCAATACATCCCCATTTACACACGTCACCGTTCTCAGGTTTAATCCCGATTCGTGTCTCTCCTTTTAAATGTTTCTTCCATAACTCAAGGGTAACAGGTTCGTGGACCGTGAGTACTTTAACCTGCTTCTTGCCCCGTTCATCTACTTCCCCCGTAAGAGAAGTAGTGATGAACAGTTCAGAATTACCCTCAAATATCTTTAAGAGTTTTTGCTCCATGATTAATTAAAACGGAGTTGCTTCTTTAACCTGATTGCCTTGGGATTGATTCTCTTGTGAGAAGTCTACCTTACCAAAGATATCGCTCTTCATTGCACTCTTATAAAAACCTTGAGTAGCTTCTAATACTTTAAGATGCTCAGTAGGATTTAAGAATGAATTAAATTCTATTACCCATCCATACCATGAGTTCTTAGAATTAGATTCTTTAGTTGTACTCAGTTTATAAGTAGTAGACCAAGATGGTGGATTGTACATACCATTCTTACCCTGCGCTCTTCTAGACTGAATCATAGAATTCCAAGTTTTGGATTTCTTTTTTTGAGTTGACTTCAAAGGTATCAAGGCTTGTTCAATTGGATTCATATCTTTATCCAATATGTAAACAAAATGATTTCCTGTATCCTCGATATAATTACCATTAGGCAATCTATCTTTATTATCTGCAGACCTTGTAGTCTCAGACATAATTGCAGGATCAGTATGTATATTTACAGGTCTTCCTAAACCTTCACCTTTATCCTTCCATTCATTAAATGTGTTTATGTAAAGACATGGTGCTACAATCAGACCTTCTTTGCCTTTCCACACTGTACCAGATGTTTCACTCCATATGTCACCCTGTCTAGCAGACTCAACAAATTTACCATCTGTCTCATCTAACACAGGAGAGTTAGCATAAAGTATTTTTAACATTGGAAGTTTTTGATCACGAGCTGTTGTAAACTCTTGACCTTGACCTGCCATACCCTCTAAATCAAATTGAGCTGGTAGGTTTTCTTTTTTAGTCGCTATCGCTTTTTCTTGTTGCTTTTCTATCATGATTACTCCTTCGTGGTTATTTTAGTTTTATTTGCAACGTAGGTTCCAAACAATTCTGCAGGAACATCTTTACCTAAATCTGCGATCTGTTCTTTTACAAACGATCTAAGACTACTAGGGTGTACTGATGTTTTCTGTTGAACTGCTAGACCTTTACTCTTCAACTCTTCTACAAGTGCTTTAGCTTCATTGTCTTGCTTCATCTTAAACTCCAAAGAAACCTGGTTTTTAATCAGATCTCCATGACCGTTTGCACGTAGCCATTCAAAAGCTTCTTCACTTCTAGATGCTGGTATTCTTGCAGAGTAGAACGGTTTAACCTCTACGGATATTCCACCTTCGAGTTTAATTAACTCTACACCTGCTTGTTGCATTAAGTTTGGAATTGTTTGCTCAGAAAGATTAGTCTCAACTTCTTTTAACTTCTTTAGTTCTTCTTCAGCCGTTGCTATTTTTTTCTGAGTTTCCAATAACTTTTTGCAAGATTCGGTAATGTCAGATGACATCGCCATATCTATCTTTACAATAGATTCTGCTTCTAAGTCCATAAGAACCTCCTTGGTCGAATCAATATATTATTTATTTGATCTTTGCAAATAAATAATTTAAATCATTCTCAATGTATAAATACAAAACAGAGCCCTTCAGTCATCAAAGAAGATCATTAGTAGAAGGGGCTAAACCTTACAACTTTGCATACTTCATGGAGATGGGAACAGGTAAGACAAAGGTTGCTATAGATAATGCAGCTTATTTGTATCAAGATAAAAGAATTGATTTTGCATTTGTTATTGCACCAAACTCTGTATACCAAAATTGGAAAAAAGAAATTAATGTCCATTGTCCAGAAGATACTAACATTTATATTTGGAAAGTATCTAAGGATAAAACATTTAGGATGGATCCAGATAAACTTACATTTGTACTTATGAATGTTGAAGCGTTATCTCATGCTTCAGGTAAGAAATGGTTAGAATCTAAATTACAAAAACATGGTATGAGAAGTATGATTATATTAGATGAAAGTACTTCAATTAAAAATTTGAGAGCATCAAGAACTAAAGCTATAATTAAATTAGGACAACTTGCTAGATACAAAAGAATTCTTACAGGTTCACCTATAACTAAATCACCATTAGATTTATTTTCACAATGTGCATTTTTAGATAAGAAGTTATTAGGATATGATAATTTTACTGTATTCAAAGCTAAGTATGCAGTTATGTTTAGTATAGAACGGGGTGGATATAATATACAAATACCAAAGTATTATGTGAATCTCGAAGAGCTAGAATATAAATTAAAAAACTTTTCATATAGGGTAAGAAAAAAAGATTGTCTTGATTTACCTGAGAAGATGTATGTACAAAGATATGTGGATCTACCAGATGAACAAAGAAAAGCTTATGAGCAATTGAAAGAATCTGCTCTCATGATTCTTAGAGATGCAGAAGTATCTTACAATAATAAACTTACTGAACTACTTAAACTACAACAAGTATCAAATGGATTTGTAAAAACAAATGAAGGGGACATTGTTGATTTTAAAAGTAATGCAAAGCTTACAGAGCTAATGAATATAATTGGAGAGACAGAAGACAAATGTATTATCTGGGCAAACTATGTGCATAACATTGAAGGCATTAAAAAGAAATTAGCCGAGACTTATGGTGTAGACTCAGTAGTATCTATCTATGGTAAAGACTCTGTTGATGTTCGTAATCAAGCAGTAGAAAAATTTCAAAATAAAGAAGAGTGTAGATTTTTAGTAGGTAACCCAACGGTAGGTGGTTATGGTTTAACATTGACTGCTGCTAAGTATGTTATCTATTTTAGTAACTCATATAATCTTGAAGTAAGACAACAAAGTGAAGACAGGGCTCATAGAATAGGACAGAAGTCTCAAGTAACTTACATTGATATAATTGCTAGAGATACTATTGATCAAATGGTATTACACAATCTTGAAAACAAAATTGAATTATCTGCTAAGACTCTTGGGGAACAGGTTCAGAAGTGGCTTTAGTCTTATGGTAGTTATCAACTCTCTCTAACCATTTATCTTCATACTCATCTAATTTTTCTTGGTCCATTTTAAACTCTTGATAAATTTTATCTTTAGTACAAACACAAATAAGTCCTTGTGTTATGGGACCATATTGTTTCTTATGTGCTAGTGAGTATGCTGCTATTTGATAATAATAATCTTCAACATATTCTTCTCTTTTTAATTTGTTTGATTGCTTAAAGTCAATGATCGTAGGTTGATCATCATATAAACCAACTACATCGGTTGCACCTGCCCATCTATCTTCATATGCAAGACTAACTTCATTACCCCATACTTCTTTTAACTTACCTAGGTTGTCTACAATTTCGTGAGCCATGAGTCGTGGTAAAGCACCCTCTGGTGAAAGATTAATGTAACCTCTACCGTCAATATAATTCTCTAATACATAATGCATCTCAGTTCCCCGAGTTGCAGCTTGATTAGTTATACGTTGTGCTTCCTGGTATCCTACTCTTTCACGCCATGCATCTAACCCTGCTTTCTTATCTTCTGATTGTGTAGCTGATAATATAGTTGTAACCGATGGGATTTTTTTATCTCCAACATTATAGTGCCGTGAGCCGAGGTCATTGTCTCGAGTATACTTAGCATACTCATATTTCTTTTCGAGTTTTAAGTCGGTAATATAAAATGAATTATTTTCTCTAACAAGACGCACAAGGTCTTTTAGTTTAATTTCAAAATAAGAGCAACAATTATTCCTAACATTGTTGTCATTAAAAATCCTGTAGATGCTATCATTATTTTCTCAAGTCTATGTATATCTTGATGAACATCATTTATTTTTTTGTTAGTTTCTTCTTGCATAATTCTACATAACTTCTCATGGTCATCCATTCTTTGATGAGCGAGTATATCTTTATTAGAAGCTTTTCTTGGCACTGACTATCCCTCCCTTATTGAAAAGGTTTAGTGCTTGAGCCATTTGAGTATTAGATCCACTTGGTGCTTGAGCTGTATTCCCTTGAGGTATTACAGGAAAGTCACTTGGTTGTACATTTGGTAGTGGTACTGCACTTGATTCTTTTTTCTGTTCTACTGCATCTAAATAATTTTGTAATCCGTCTTTAACATCTTTTGCTTCTGCTTCTGGTATAATTCCTAATGTTACTAATCGTCCAAGCATTTGATTATAAAGTGATTGCATTCTTTTTGGTGTGTTATTTTTTTCAGCTACTTCTTTAATTGTAGTTTTAAATGCCAACTCTTGAAACTTAGGATCTAGCATTGCTTTACCAATATACTTAGGTGCAATGATTACACCTAATGCAGGAACAATACCACCCATTGCTGCGGCACCCCCAACTGCAACGTTAGCAGGTGAAAGTAAACCACCACCCCATTGTAATACCTGACCTGCTGCACCAGCTTGTTTTAACTGAATAAGCACTCCACCAGGTACACCACTTATGTCTGATATTCTACCTTGTGCAAAACCAAGAGTAGTTTTTAAATTTTCTAATTTTATTATATCTTCTTTGTTTTTAAATAATAATTCTAGAGTTTCTCTATTGTTATCAAGAGCTGAAGTAAACTTTCTAATATTATAAAAACCACCAAACTGAACATCTTCTGTAAATGATTTAGCTAGCATGTTTTGTAGATAGTGTCCTCTTAAACTATCTTTTAAAGTTTTGGCTTCTTGTTGAGTAATTGCATTTCCAATCGCTTCTTTAAAAGCAGGGTTCTTAGTTAATGTTGGTAATTGATCAATATCGTTTAAAACTCTACCAAGTAAATCTGTTTTTTCTCCATCGGTAATTCTAGAAAACACTGTTCCTAAATCTGCAGTTTCTCTTGCACCTTTAGCTAATATTGCAACAGTTGTACCTCTTGCAAATACATTCATA